TCTTTATCCAAGTTTACCAATGCTTTAGCGTCATCAACACTCATTTTGTTCACAGGTATTTTAGTCATGTTAGATACAACATCATAAACATCCTCAAGACTAATCTTTTGTTTGTCTTTTTGCATTTCTTCTTCAAACTTGGCCTTTTCGGTCTCAAGTTTATCTAACAATTTTTTCTCTTTATCTCTCAATTGAGCAGCCTGTTCATAGTTTTGTTTCTTCACAACCTCAACTTTTTGTTGACGGATTTCAGCCGCTTTCTTTTTCAATTCTTCAATAGCTTCAGGCACCTTCAACTCAGTTTGCATACGGGCTCCGACTTCATCAAGAATATCAAAAGCTTTATCAGGGAATTCACGGTCTGTGATGTAACGGTCAGCCAATTTCACACAGGTTTCAATTACTTCATCAGTGTAAGTAACCTTGTGAAAATTTTCATATTTTTCACGAATGTTCTTGAGGATTTGAATGGTTTCCACAACTGATGAAGGTTCTACCATTACTTTTTGGAATCTGCGTTCAAGAGCTCCGTCTTTTTCAATGTTCTTTCTGAATTCATCCAATGTGGTTGCTCCAATACATTGAAGTTCTCCGCGAGAAAGGGCGGGTTTGAAAATGTTGGAACCGTCCATAGAACCTGCAGAGTTTCCTGAACCAACCAATGTGTGGATTTCATCAATGAATACAATGATGTTAGGATTAGCTTGTAACTCTTCAATAATAACTTTCATTCTTTCTTCAAATTGTCCACGGTATTTTGTACCAGCAACAACTGAAGTTAAGTCCAAGTTGACAATTCTTTTATCCACTAAATTACGGGGACATTCACCACTAACAATTTTCATTGCCAAACCTTCTACAATTGCAGTCTTACCACAACCAGGTTCACCAATGATGATAGGGTTATTCTTTTTTCTACGGGATAGAATTTGAGCAATTCTCAAAATCTCTCTGTCACGTCCAATGACAGGGTCTAATTTACCTTCAGCGGCAAGTTTATTCAAATCACGGCTAAAGTTGTCCAAAACAGGCGTACTGCTGTCAGAGGACTGTTTTTGCTTTTTACTCATTTTGTCGTCATCATCCATTAAGTCATGCATAGTTTATATGTTTTTACAAAGATGTATCAAAATTTATACTCCACCAAATATTTTGACAAATTGTCATTATATTTTTTTTTATCTGTCATGTTGACATTTTTGGTTTCTAAAGAACTGAAATAATTACAGAAGGGATGTGGTGGCATCATACTTGATTCCTACAAATATAAATAATAAATTTTCAAATAAAAAACTAAAACTATGATTTACGGAAGTTCAGAATTTAATGAATTACTTGACACATTCTTCAACAACAGAGGAAGAAATTACAATTACACCTCTACGGTGGTTAAAAATGATTCAGAAGGGGAAACCTATGAAATTAATCACACAAAAGATGGGGCTTATCTTTTCTTTGATGCACCTGGATTTAACAAAACAAATTTGAAAGCTGAAATGGAAGATGGTGTTTTACACATTGAAGGTAAGAGAACTTACAAATTAAATGGAGAGGAAAAAACAAGGTCTATTAACAAACAGTTTAAAATAGGTGAAGGATATAATCCAAGCTCAATTGAAGCAACAATTGAAGATGGTTTGTTGACAGTCTTTGTACCAAACTTTCAAAAACAAGATAAAAAAAGAATTAGTATCCTCTAATAATCAACACCGCGATTTTTTAACCCTCACCACTTTTGGTGGGGGTTTTGTATTTATATTGTATGAAGCCGTATGAAACATTTTTACATGACCGAGTTGGATTGAGACGTTTACTTGACATTTATTTAGAGTTGAGAAAACATCTGCAGGAACTCGGATTCAGTGAAAAAGATTTGGAACAACCTCCAATGTATACACCCAAGATGATGACATTATATAATCTATTCGGTAACACACAAAAGGCTTTATTTCAGCAAGTTAAAGATTATGGTTTTGATATAGAAAGGAATGAATTTAATGACTTCCTAAACCCATTACTTCAAAAAATAAATGAAATTACACCTCTAAAAGATGGGAATAATTAAAGAAGAAATCAAAGGGACGAAGATTATTAATGAAATTAAATCTTCAAATATTAAGAAAACTGAATATGATACCGAAAGTCAATTGTTGATTACAGAATTTAACAATGGACTAAAATATCAGTATGAGAAAGTGCCACACCAAGTGTATACGGCTTTTAGAAAAGCTGAATCACAAGGTAAATTTTTTACAACCGAAATATCAAAAAAATATACCTATAAAAAAGTATAACACCTTGAGTATTTATTGAGGATGAATAATTTACAAAAAATCCTTGATAGTTTTTCAGTCAAAGAAACTTTGAACCCAAAGGTTTGGGAAAATCCCGATGACCCAAGTAGTGCCACAATGGTACCAAAAGTAAGAAAAGCTCTCATGAAAATTGCCGAAGAGTTTATTGATTATCTTGGAGAAGATGTTTTTGTGGAAGATGTGGTTTTAACAGGTTCATTAGCAAATTTTAATTGGTCAGAATTTTCAGACTTCGATTTACACGTCCATGTAGAGTTACAACAGTATGAGGAGGATGCTGAGCTTTACAAAGAACTATATAATTTGAAAAAACAAATCTTCAATGACAAACATGATATCAAAATCTATGGATATGATGTTGAATTGTATGCTCAAGACACTGAAGAAACTCATTATAGTTCGGGTGTATATTCAATAATGAACAACGAATGGATTAGTGAGCCAAGTAGAATGGAAAATAAAGTTGACCAAGAAGTTCTTAAACACAAAATTAAAACTTGGACTGACAAGATTGAATCGGCGGTTGAAGATGGTGATAATGATAAGTTAGATACCTTAAAAACCAAATTAAAAGAGTATAGAAACTCAGGTCTTGAAAAGGATGGTGAACTTTCTTACGAAAATTTGGTCTTCAAATTCCTCAGAAGGTCAGGACACATTCAAAAATTGTTTGACACTTTGAACAAAACTTTGGATAAAGAACTGTCAGTTGAAAGACAAATTCAAGAAACACTTAAATAATTAGGTATAATCGTATATTTATAAAGAAAAATTAGATGGCTTTAGTTACATATCTTTTAGGTGCTTGTGGTGGCGGCCCCGCAATCTTAATTGATTTTGATAGTTCATCATTACCTGCGGTTAATGGTAACTATTATTTAACCTTCACAGGCGGGACTACAGAAGGTTGTTATGACATTATTGATAATGCAGAACCAGCAACAGGTGTTGATAAAGTTTTAACAATGTCAGTTGATTATGGTGATTGTGCAACTTGTCAAGCGGTTGTGACTCCAACGCCAACAGTAACTCAAACACCTACACGAACACCATCAGTTACTCCAACGTCAACAATAACTCCATCAGTTTCACCGTCAGTAACTCCAACAAAATCACAAACACCTACACCGAGTGTGACTACAACACAAACGGTAACTCCAAGTGTTACACCGACCAAATCAGTAACACCAACTCCGAGTGTGACAACAACTCAAACACCAACAAATTCACAAACGCCAACACCAACTGGAACTCCAGCTGTAACTCCAACTAATACAGCAACTAAATCACCTACACCTTCAGTAACAGCAACACAAACAAATACTCCAAGTGTTACAGGAACTCATACCCCTACACCAACAACAACTCCGACACCAACCCCAACACCTCCAGGTTTTTGGAGAATTGTAGACTGTCTCGGTACTCCATCAATTGTTGAAATTTCAGGAGTTTCACCAACTATTGGACAGATGTATTTGTTTACATTTGATAATAACAATTTGGATTATAACTGTTATTATGTAACCGATACAAGTTATGGACCAATTATCAGTACAGCAATTTATGCTGATGGTCCGTTCACAGATTGTGCGGAATGTGGCGTTGTATATACAGGAACTTCAGTGAACCAATTTTATGAGTATACTGCAGCGATGGAAGGTTCAATGAGTGGTGGTACTCTACCTCCAGGAACACAAGTACCTCATCCAGGATTTGCAACTGAAAACGGAATTGCAGTTCAACTAAACGCTGTTTTAATTGGAGGATTTAACGGATTAAACAACTAAAAAAAATTATAAATTTATAGATATGGGAGACTTAAAACCAATAGGAAGTGAAAAACTGACTGGTCAAGAAAAACTTAAAAGAATAATGGAAATTGCTAGATTCAATGAAGTTATTCCTGAGCAAATCAATGAAACTGCCAAACAAGAATATTCTGTTAGCTTAGCAGATGGTACTGACTATCAAATTGTTAAAGAAAAACAAGGATATATTATAAAGAAATCAATTTCAGAATCTGAAACTGATTATATTGAACCAATGAAAAATAGAAAATACTATTCTTCATATTCTCAAGCATTAAAAAGATTAAACTTACTTGCTGGTGAGTTAAACCGTTTGAATGAAAATGAAGAAGGTGTTTCCTTATTTGGTGAACAAAAAAAATTTGTTTTAAAAACACCTAAACCAGCACCTGAAGAAGTACCAGCTCCTGTTGAAGCAGCACCAATGGCACCTCCTCCAGTTCCTTCTCCTGAACTCCCTCCCTCTCCCATAGGGGATGAAGCTCCTGCAGAAGGTGGTGAAGAAGCACCAATGCCTGACATGGGAATGGATGCGGGTGTTGAAGATGCAGGTTCCGATGAGGCTGGAATGGAAGATATGGAAAAAGACGCTGAAGAAAAAGTGACTTTCAAAACAATCCAAAAACTTACAGGAAAGTTAACACAAAAAATTAGAACATTAGATAATGAAGAAGGAATGACTTCTGAAAATATCAAATATGTTATTAATATGATTTTATCTTCTTTAGATTTAAAAAATCTTTCAGAAGAAGATAAAGAAGACATTATGTCCAAATTTGAGGAAGCTGAAGAAAGGGAAGAAGGTTCTGAAGTAGGTGGTGAAGAGGAAGTATCGGCTGACATTGAAAGTCCTGAGGGAGATGTTGAAATGAGTGCAGAAATGCCTGTTGAGACTGAAGTAAAAGAAACTCCTTCATATGGTGCAATCATGGACCATATCTTTGGTGAATCAAAAGTTGACAAAGTAATTTCAAAATATTTTGAAGTAACAAAAAAAGAAATTTTAGAAAACAGAGAAAGAAAAGCACAAAAAACAATTCAAAAAATTTCAGAAGTAAAAAAGCAAATGAAAGAGGTTGTTAAATTAACTGAAACAATTGAACAAGAGTTAGCTTCAAAGAAATTCTTGGAAGAGAATTCAGGTGCTAAAATTGTTGGTAAAACTAACAAAAATAATCTTGTCTTTGAAAATAAAGGAAAACAAGTAAAGATATCACCTGAAGGATTGTTAGTATGAACAAATTGATTTACGTAAATGGTTTAGGACCCAACTATAAAGGGGACAATCTTTACGAGTTCATATTCTCTGATACGGATGATGTTTGGGGAGACTCTTGGGATAGTAAACCATCTAATGGGTATCCAACTCCTCCCGAATTGAAATATATTAAAAAAGTAGGAGTTCTGAGGAATACTGATGTTAAATTGGAATTGATTCAGAACTCCGATTTTTTTTGTATGATAGATGCAATGGATGATGTGGTTGCTTTAGCCTGGGAGACAGAAGAATATGAAGGACAAAAAAGATTAGTCTTTAGATTTGGAACTCCTGAACAAGAAATAAAAGACAAACTCTATGAAAGAGATTTGGTTTTAGAATTTGAAAAGAAAGTAGTTTATGAAAATTAATAAAAAAGCATTGAGACTAATTGATAAAGGTTTATCAGCCAATACAGTTTCAAAACTGAGTGAATCTCAAATTGATGTTTTATATTCAAAGATGTTGAATGAACAACCTCAACCACAAGTAGTTAATAAAACTGTGAAACAAATTGTATTACCCTCAGGTTCTCAAACAACTGTAGGAGGTGTTTCAGTTTCAAATGTCGGAGGAAAAACAACAGTTACGCCAACAACTGAGTCAGATTTAGGGGAGGATGTTGATGTAGATGATTCTATTGAAAAAGAAAGTGGTTTTGACCCCTACGCAGGTAATAGTGTAGGAAATGATGATGGTCCATCCAAAGATGATGGATTCGGTGGAGGAGATGATGGTATGGGTATGTTTGAGAAAGAAATGAAAGAAGAAAAAGAATCCCAAAAGAAAAATCCTTACGCAATTTGTACAGCTCAATTAGGTAAAGAATTTGGAACAACTAAAAGGAGCGAGTGGACAAAGGGACAAATGAAAAAATATGAAAGTTGTAAAGCTGATGTAGAAAAATCTTTGAAAGAAGGGAAAAATCCTGTATCTTTGTTTTTAGAAAATGAAATTATGAGAATTGTTGAAAGAAATATTCCACCGAGAATTACAAAGGGTGAATTAGTTAATTACTTGTCTGAAGCTCCTGCAACTGCACCCACAAAACCAAAAACAAAACCAGGTACTAAACCTTCCGAAAAACCAAAAAAACCAGGTCATCCTTTAAAGAACCCAAACCCTGGTGAAAAACCAGCTCCAAAGGCGGGTAAAGTTACACCTGAAATGGCGAAAGATGAAGTAATTGATACAATTTTGAAATTATTAAACAATGGCTAAGATTAAAGAACAAATAGATTATAAAGGAAGACCTGAAAGAATGGACCCTAATTTGGAAAGAAAGTTGAGAGACAAGGAAGGTCTTTTTGCTCAAAACCCTGCAATGAAAAAAGGGGTTGAAGATGTTCAAAGATTAGTTACCTCAAGATTTCTAAAAGTTGCGCAAAAATTAAAACAAATAAGAGGTCTTGAAAATTTAAATCCAAGAACCATCCAAAATATATACATGGAGGAAATGGCCAAAGTTCCAATGGTTATGAGTATTGAGGCCAGACACAGAGAAGAGTTGGAGAATTTGGCTATTCAAGCCGGTTTGGATGAAACCGAAATCCCGCAAGGATGGGTAGATATTGAAGCCCGTCTTAATAGACAGCCAATAGATGTTTCAAACTTCAGATATAATCCTGAGGAGGAACCTGAGGAGGATGAAGAAGAAAAAAAACAAAAATTATCATTCCAATCTTTTGATGTAGAAGATTTGACAGATGAAGAAGTTTTGGAATTAGAAAAGCACAAAAGAAACATTATCAATGCTTTAATTCAAGGAGCAGCAAAGAAAGGGCATTATGCTTTTCAGAAACCTGAAATCAAAGAACAATTAGATGCTATTGACCAAAGATTATATCCTGCTTACTTAGGTATTATGGCGGTTAATGACATGTTATACTTTACAATGGAACAAGCAATTGAAATGATGTCTCAAACAGGTCAAGGAGTTGCTGGTAAAGTAGAATTAGACCCTGATGATGAAGATGAAGATGGTGAAGAAGGTGGAGGAGAAGAACAAAATGAAAGTGACACAAAAATTGTTGCTGATGGAATGATTTTCCCTATTCTTTGTCATGAAATTATCAAGGGGATTGAAGAAGCAAAAGGTAGACATGGTTTACCACAAGATGCTGATTTGAGACAAAAAGTTCAGGGACAAACGGATATTTTATCTAATGAGCCGATGCAATTAAGAATCGGACCTGAAATCACTGAAAAACTTAGAGAAGCTCTACCAGACGCGATGTTTGAAGATTCAAACAAAGGTCTAATAAACTGGTTCCATATCTTGTTATACCAAATTCCAGCACAAGAATTTTTGGAAATCATAGGAAATGCCATCGCAGAAGATTCATCTAAAAACAAAAAAGCTACTGCAAAATTTGAGGAAATCATGAAAGAAGCTAAAGAAATGAAAATGGAATATGAATCTTTTCAAGATGAAAATTCAGATAGTTCAGATTCGGATGACGAAGATGATGATGATGGTTTAGATGATTTTCTCGGTAGTTTAGGTATATCAAGACCTAAATAAATTTCTTAGTGACCAAAGAACAATTAATTATAGAAGTTACAAAGTGCATGAGAAATACACCTTATGCACTCCGTACTTATTTACAGACATATGATAACACAGTATCAAAATATGTCCCACTAGATTTATTCCCTGACCAAGTTAGCCTTATTGAAGATTATGATGCTCATAATGAAAATATTGCATTAAAATACAGACAAGCTGGAGTTTCTACGGTAACGGCAGCTTGGGCATCAAAAAAATTAGTTTTCGCAAAAAAACAAAAGCCTGAAAAAATTCTAATCATTGCAAATAAGTTGGACACATCAGTTGAGATGGCTAATAAAATTAGGAGTTTTACAGAACAATGGCCAGCATGGGTTGGGGTTGGATTTTCAGCTGAAAAAAACTCACAAAGACATTTCAAATTAACAAATGACTGTGAGGTTAAAGCCGTAGCAACTTCAAAAGACGCATTACGTGGTTATACTCCGACCATTCTTATTTTCGATGAGGCGGCGTTCATTGAGGCTGACAATGACTTCTGGTCTGCCTGTATGGCCTCACTCTCTACAGGTGGTAAGGTGATTGTTGTATCTACTCCAAACGGATATGACCCAATTTACTATGAAATTTATGACCAAGCATTAAGAGGAATGAATGAGTTCAAAATCTCTGAGATGTATTGGTATCGTGACCCAAGATATACAAAAGACTTGTATATGGTTAAGACAAATGATTTGGTTCATTTTTTACTTAATAGAGAAGATTATCCTGAAGGAACTGTTGTTGATTTATCAATTGACAATCCATATGAAAGAGACCATAGTATCACAACAGATTATATTCAGAAAGGTTACAAACCTTGTTCTGCGTGGTTTGAGGGTATGGTAAAAAAATTGAAATTTGACAGAAGAAAAGTAGCTCAGGAGTTGGAATGTAACTTTTTAGGTTCGGGTGATAACGTTTTTGAGTCTGATTTAATGCAAAATATTGCGAAAAACCAACTTAGAGAACCATCAGCCAAATTGATGGGAGGGTCGCTTTGGATTTTTAAAGAACCTGTAGGTGGTCACAAATATGTGATGGGTGTGGATGTTTCAAGAGGAGACTCTGAAGATTTTTCTTGTATTCAAATTATTGATTTTGATGAGAGAGAACAGGTTTTGGAATATGTAGGTAAAGTTCCACCTGATATTACTGCGGAAATCGCATATAAATGGGGAACAATGTACAATGCGTTTTGTGTTGTGGATTTGACAGGAGGTATGGGAGTTTCAACCGCCAGAAAGCTTCAAGAGTTAAATTATCAAGGAGGATTTTATATTGACAACATTGACCCAAAAAATAAATGGAAGTGGGACCCAAAATTAAATGAAAAAATTCCTGGAATAAATTTCAATGCAAAAAGAGTTCAAATTATTGCTTCTTTAGAGGAAGCCGTGAGACATGAATTTAAAATTTATTCTCATAGATTATATAATGAAATGAATACGTTCATTTATATAAATGGAAGACCCGACCATCAGAAAGGACATCATGATGATTGTATCATGGGTATTTCTATGGCAATTTATGTTGCGGAAAAATCATTCCAATCTTTACAGAAAAATCTCAATCATACCAAGGCAATGTTAAATTCATGGACCTCTGTTATGAATGAGAACAAAAATACATCAGATTATTTCAATCCTTTGGTTCCACAAATGGGTAGACAAAGTCCAATTAATCAAGGTCCATCCCGAGCCGATTACCAAAAATATGGGTGGTTATTTGGTGCCAAATAACTATTTATATTATCAAGGTAATAAGTAAAATTGTAATATGGCAGAACAGAACATGACGGTTTGGCAGAGATTGTCCAAAACATTCGGACCCAATTCTTTATTAAATCAAGATTATCCAACTTTCAAGTTTGATAAAAAAGAATTGTTGCGTACAACAAGTAGACAAGAATATGAGACTGAAAAACTTCAAGCTCAACAAACTTTTTACTTGGCCAATCAATGGGCGAAAGTTGAGAATAACCTTTATTCTCAAGCAATTTATTATGAGCCAACAAGATTGTCTGCACAATATGACTATGAATCTATGGAGTATACTCCAGAAATTTCTGCCGCTTTGGACATTTATGCTGAAGAATCTACAACAACAAATGAAGATGGTTTCATTCTACAAATCTATTCTGAATCAAAAAGGATAAAAGGAGTTTTAGCTGATTTGTTTAATAACAATTTAGATATCAACACCAACTTGCCAATGTGGACAAGAAACACATGTAAGTATGGAGACAACTTTGTTTATTTAAAATTAGACCCTGAAAAAGGAGTTACAGGAGTTCAACAATTACCAACAATTGAAATTGAAAGACATGAGGTTGGTGTGAGTCAAAAAATTTCTGTAGATATTACTAAAGAATTAGACAAAGATAAAAAAGCCTTACATTTCACATGGAAGAACAAAAACATGGAATTTCAATCATGGGAAATTGCTCACTTTAGATTGTTAGGTGATGATAGAAAACTTCCTTATGGAACTTCTATGTTGGAAAAAGCAAGAAGAACTTGGAAACAACTTTTACTTTGTGAAGATGCAATGTTAATCTACAGAACTTCAAGAGCACCTGAAAGAAGAATCTTCAAAGTGTTTGTTGGAAACATGAATGATGATGATGTTGAAGCATATGTACAACGTGTAGCCAATAAGTTTAAAAGAGAACAGATTGTTGATAGTAAAACAGGTAATGTGGATATGAGGTTCAACCAAATGGCGGTTGACCAAGATTATTTCGTTCCCGTTAGAGACCCAGCAGCGCCGAGTCCTATTGATACTTTACCAGGTGCTCAAAATTTATCTGAAATTGCTGATATTGAATATATCCAAAAGAAATTATTAACTGCTCTTCGCGTACCAAAAGCATTTTTAGGATTTGAGGAAGTTGTTGGTGATGGAAAAAATTTGGCTTTACAAGATATTAGATTTGCCCGTACAATCAACAGAATCCAAAAGAGTATGTTGCAAGAACTTAATAAGATTGCAATTGTCCATCTTTTCCTACTGGGTTTTGAAGATGAATTACAAAACTTTACATTAGGTTTAACAAATCCATCAACTCAAGCTGATTTACTTAAAGTTGATGTGTGGAAAGAAAAAATCTTGCTTTACAAAGATTTGGTTGCAGACCCAGGAAATGGGATTCAAGCAACTTCTTCTACATGGGCTAAAAAACATATCTTCGGATGGTCAGATGAAGAAATTAGATTGGATTTACAACAACAAAGAATTGAAAGAGCTGTTGGTGAAGAGCTTAAAGCAACACCTACAGTCATCACTAAGACAGGAATATTTGATAATATTGACAAACTTTACGGTAGTGCATCGGGAGCAACACCTTCAGCAGGTGCGGCAACTACACCAGGCGGAACTGAGGAGTTAGGAGCACCTCCACCACCAGCGGGAGGAGCGGAGGAAGTTGGGGCGGGAGCACCACCTCCACCAGGTCCTGAAGCGGGAGCAGAAGCGGCACCTGAAACGGGCGCGGCACCTGCGGGTACAGTTCCAGAATCAAGACTTGATAACTTGAATATTTTAATAGAAAACAACCTAATTGATGGTGATAAATTCATTGATTTAGGACACGCACAAGAATCTTTAGGAGAAATTTCAAAAGAATTGGATAAGTTACTAAATTCCTAATATTTATTAAAAAATATTCAGATGACCTTCGGAACAATTAAATCCATAATTGAAAAAAATCTTCTTGAGTCCTACAAAAATGAAAAAGATTTCAAGAAATCTTTGAGAGAGTTCAAGCAAAATGTATTGAATGATAAATCTATCTCAAAAGCTTACTCATTGTATGACCAATTGAGTACACCTCAAGGTCTTTCCGAATCGGATGCAAAAGAATTTTTAGAAGAAGGAATTTCTTTATTATCAAAAATTTTACCTTCAATTAAGTTACCTAAAACTTTAGAAGAAAATGTTGAAAACAAATATTCTGATATTGATTTATTAGTTAACACAAATCAACTTAATTTACATGAAAGGATTAATGCAAAGAAAAATATTATTTCTTTGATTACTTCTAAGCCTAATTCTATAAAGGAATCAATCAATATTCCTATAAAATCAATGGTGAATATCGCAAACCAAACTTTAAGAACTTATATTGAAACACTTGATGAAAATTCAAAAAAAGAATTTTTTCAATTAATATCTGAAGATTCAAATTCTTTGGAAACAAAGTTTGAAACATTGAAAGAAAGTACTATCAACAAACTTCAATCAATTTTGGAAAAAGAAGAAGAATTTGAGTTGAAAACAAAAATATCTGAAACTATTGATAGACTGAAGGGTGAAAAATTTGACCAAGTTAATTTCCTTAAATTGAAAAATTTAGAAGAGTCAATCTAAGATTGTTTTTTTTTCTGAATATAAATTGCCTTTAATAACTCTTTTCTTTTTACCACTGACTTTTTGGTAAACTCTTTTTTATCAAAAAGTTTTTGATTTTGTTTTGTCTTAATAACCTTAGACTTCAATGTTTTGAGAGCTTTTTCAATATTCTCTCCGTTTTTAATTTGAATTATTAGCATATCTTACATATATCTTAAAAAGGTCAAAAATTTTTGACTATCACTGTTATATGTCTTATTTTTTATAAAATAAACATTTATAACAATGAAAATTAATGAAAAAAGGAAAAAGTGTAAAGTTGAATTTATACAACCCTATCAAATCAGTTTACGGAACAGTAGATTCTAAAAATTTAAAATCAATCTATATTAACATTCAATCATGGATTACACCCAAAAATGAAAATGACAATTGGAATAGAATAGTTGGGAACTTGAGTAGAGAAATTAAACATTCAGTATTCAATTCCATAAACCAAAAAATCTTTCAAGAAAAAAGTATTGTAGATTTAGATTTAAGAACAAGCGGAATCTCCGAGGGTAAAAAATCATTTTTTAATTTAGAAGTCAATCTTTATACGGTTTCAGAAATTGACTTCAAATCCTTAGAAATAAAAGAATCGGTCAAACAAATTGTTAAAAACATTTTCAAGAATAATATAAAAAGCAATAGATATTTTGATTTCTCCTTATCCAAAAAAACAGAATAGAGAATAAACTTATGGATACAGTATATTTATCATAAAAGATTAGATGAAAAATTTGAGAATTTTAGAGGCTAATGAACTTGGTCATGGTATCCTAATTGAAATGGACGCAGGTTGGGTTTCCCCAAAAGATGAACATAACGCTGAAATCTTAAAAGAAGCGGCAAATTTAGACTACAGAAATCCATTTGAATTTTACGCAGTTTTACAAAAATACAACACCCCTAATAGAAATGGTAGATTTTATCCTGAACCTATTTTAAAGAGAGAGGCTGAAAATTATAAAAAAGCTATTGCCAAAGGTTTATCAACTTCTGAATTAAATCACCCTGAATCATCACTGATTGATTTAGATAGAGTTTCTCATCTTATCACCGACATTTGGTGGGATAGAAATATCCTAATGGGAAAATTAAAATTGTTAACTTCTCCTGGTTTTCATGAAAGAGGAATTGTTTCAACAAAAGGTGACCAAGCAGCAAATTTAATGAGACAAGGAGTTACACTTGGAATATCTTCAAGAGGAGTAGGTTCATTAAAAAAAGTTGGAGAAAGAAATGAAGTACAAGATGATTTTGAATTAATATGTTTTGATTTAGTATCATCACCATCAACTCCTGGAGCCTATTTATTTTCTAATCCTGAAGATAGAGACAAATATGAAGAAAACTTAGACGAAGAAAAAAAGATGAAACAACAACAATCTTCTTCAGGTTCAATGGACAAGTCTCTTGACTTAATGAAAAAATTGAACGATTTTTTAGGAAAATAACTTTATGGACGAAAAATATTTTGTAGCAAAAATTCAGTATGATTTACCTGATGAGAATTCAGGAAAGATAAAAAAAATTAGAGAAGAAAAACTTGTTAAGGGTTTTTCCGTGACAGATGTGGAAGCTAAAGTCACCAAAAGATATGAGGGGTTTACTCATGATTGGAGAATAACCTCAGTTTCAGAAAGTAAAATTGATGAAGTAATTGAATAAGTGGTCTTTGACCACTTTTTTTATTTAAGAACATATTTATTGTAAACACAAAAAATATGTTATTTAACTGCTCATTACAATCTTCAGGGTCACCTCTTATAAAATTATTAAGTGGAAACACACTTGGTGAATGCGTCGCATATCTTGAAGGTGCGGGCGATACAATTCTTGGAATTACTACATTAAGCATCAACTTGATTCCTAATAACATTTCTTCCGAAGACTCTTACACTGTCACATTAAAAGATAATGTTTCAAGTGTGCAGTCTAATTATTTGATTTATGATACATATGCTAACGTAAATTCTTGGATTGATAACCAATCAGGAAAATCGGTTTTAAACATAGGATATCAAAAAAGACAGTTTGTACAAATATAAAAATCAACTTTTTTATTCTTTGCCACTATTTATTAGTTAAATAATTAATTTTTTCATGCAAGAAACTAAAAAAAATCCAGTTGAAGAGGCACTTATTCAAATGAAAAATGTTGAAGAAGCTATAGCCGAAAATGCAAAAGGAATACTTGCTTCTACTATGAAGGAAGAAATCAATCAATTAGTAAAAGAATCTCTATCTGAACAAGATGAAGATGAGGTTGAAACAGAAGTATCTGTAGATGATGATTCTATGGGTATGGATAATGATGAAGATGAAATGGACACAACTCTTGATATAGATGATGTGGACATGGATTCGGATGAAACTCCAATAGATTTAACAGACGCTTCAGACGAAGAAATTCTAAAGGTATTCAAAGCTATGGGTGAACAAGATGGTATCATCGTAAAAAAAGATGGTGAAAATGTTCATTTAAAAGACAATGATGCTGATGTAGAATATCTCGTAAAGCTTGGCGAATCAGAGGAAAAATCAAAAACAAACAAAATGAAAATTAAAGAAAGTATGGATTCAAATTTTGATGACTCTGAAAGTCAAGACGGAGCTTCAGCTGATGAAATTATCAATGCTATTTTTGGCAAAGGTAATATGGAAGAAGCTGATGACGTAGATGAAGACTGGGGCAGCAAAAAACATGAGTTTAAAAGACGTGATGGTCACAAACTTGGTGATGTTGACGGACACTACAAAGACTATGAAGTGGATGAAGCTGACGACCAAGAAGATGAATCTTATATGGATGAAGCTGAAAACATGGATGAGATTGTCTATGAAATCCAATTTGATGAAGCTGACGACCAAGAAGATGAATCTTATATGGATGAAGCTGACGACCAAGAAGATGAATCTTATATGGATGAAGCTGATTACATGAATGAGGCCGAAGATGATTTGGATGAGTCATACAATCCTAATTCTGTTTCGGAAGGAAAAAAATTATCAATGAAAAACCCTAAAGGTGTTGGACTTGGTCATGGTCCGAAATTCTCATATGAAAAGTCTGGTAAAGGCGGATTCAAAGAGGATAAAAAAGAAGGTCCTAAAACAATGGGAACAGGAAAGGCTAAGTTTGAATACAAGAAGGGTGCAAATATGGAAGGAGAATCAAAAGTTGTTAAGAAGGCAGAAACTAAAGAAGCTGCAAGAACTTTTGGAAACGGTTCAAAAAAAGGTAGAGGTTTAAGAAAGGCTATTTCTGATAACAGAAACTATGTTTATGGTAAAGGAAATGTTCATTCAGAATCTCTTGAGGCTGAAGTGAAAATGTTAAGAGAAAAGAATGAAGAATATAGAAAAGCATTAAATGTTTTCAGAGAAAAACTTAATGAAGTTGCTATCTTCAACTCAAACTTAGCATACGCTACAAGATTATTTACTGAGCATTCAACAACTAAAAAAGAAAAAATCAATATCCTAAGAAGATTTGATGATGTTGAAACTCTTAAAGAATCTAAAAATCTTTACAAGTCATTGAAAGATGAATTAGCGAAAGTTGAAACTAAAACAGTTAATGAGTCAGTAGAAAAAACTATCAATAACACAGTTTCTTCAGGTTCAGCTACAACTTTAATTGAATCTAAAACGTATGAGAATCCTCAATTCTTAAGAATGAAGGATTTGATGACAAAAATAAAATAAATAAAACAAAAAAAATACTAAAATGGGAGCATTATTAGAATCAGGTCTTGTTGGTAACATCGGTCTTAAGCACCTTAAAGTTATCAAAGAAGACACAATCAACAAATGGGACAAATTAGGATTCCTTGAGGGTCTTAAAGGTCACATGAGAGAAAACGTTGCTCAATTGTATGAAAACCAAGCTTCTTATTTAATTAATGAGGCATCATCTACATCTGACACAGGTGCATTTGAAACAGTTGTTTTCCCAATTGTTAGAAGAGTATTCTCTAAATTATTAGCAAATGACATCGTATCTGTACAAGCTATGAACTTACCAATCGGTAAATTGTTCTATTTTGTACCTAACATCCAAAGTTATGACCCAACTGCACCAGCAGGTTATTCAGAGCATTATGCACCTTACGGAGCACCAAATGGTCCAACATCTCCAAACGCAGGTTACAATTATAACGATGGTAGAGACCTTTATGATAGATTTTATGAAGGTAATGAACCAGCATTAGACCCTCCAGGTTTATTTGACTATTCAAAAGGTTCTTTCACTGCTGTTACTTCTGCAGTTACTTCTGTTGTTACAGCACAGTGGAACAACACAACTTTAAACCTTGAACCAGCAGCTTATGCTTTGACTGATTACAGAAAAGTATTAGTTATCATGTCAGGTTTCGCATCTGACGGAGCAGGTAAATTAATTGGTCCTGATGGTAACCCAATCGACACAGAATCATTCTTGTCTGATTTGACTATCTATGGTGTTTCAACAAACACAACTACTGCAGGTGGTGGTCCTTACTTATTCAGAGTTGTAACTCAAAGATATGGTAAAGGTATCGTTCAATACGGTAACAACAACGCAACAGCGGTATTCCCTAACTCATTAACAGATGGCGGTCAGTATGACAACATTTGTGATGTTAACGGTCAAATTTATCTTGAAATCGACCTTCAAGTTCCAGTATGTATCACATGTGGTGGTTCTATGGACGGTTACACAGGTTCAACTTTCTCATCTTCTACAGCGACTAACAACGCGTTCTCAGCAACTTATAGATTATATAAGAACTTAGAATTCGAAGATAAGATTGGTGAGGTTTCATTTGACCTTATGTCAGTAACAGTTTCTGTAACTGAAAGAAAATTAAGAGCTCAATGGTCACCTGAAATGGCTCAGGACGTTGCAGCATTCCACAACATTGACGCTGAAGCTGAATTAACAGCTTTATTGTCTGAGCAAGTTGCGGCTGAAATTGATAGAGAAATCTTGAGAGACCTTAGAAAAGGTGCAGCATGGAACTTAAGATGGGATTACAACGGATGGAAGAGATTAGGTGGTAACGCTCAACCTTACACTCAAAAAGACTGGAACCAAACATTGATTACAGCAATCAACCAATTGTCAGCACAAATCCACAAATCTACTTTGAGAGGTGGTGCTAACTGGATTGTTGTTTCATCTGAAGTTTCAGCAGTATTTGATGATTTGGAATATTTCCACGTATCAAACGCGGCTCCAGAGCAAGACCAATACAACATGGGTATTGAAAGAGTAGGTACTTTAGCTGGTAGATACCAAGTTTATAGAGACCCTTACTTCCCACCAAACCAAGTGTTGATTGGACATAAAGGTACATCATTGTTAGATACAGGTTATATCTACGCACCATATGTACCATTACAATTGACTCCAACAATGTACAATCCATTCAACTTCACACCAATCAAAGGTATCATGACTAGATACGCTAAGAAAATGGTGAACAACAGATTCTACGGAAGAATCACAGTTGATGGAATTAGAACATTTGACTTGAAAGAGTTAAGATAATCTGGTCCAAACCAAAATATCAAAAGGGTCCTCAAAAAGGACCCTTTTTTTTATTTTATTAACTATTTATATTAAAGTGCAATAATGATTAAACAATCATGGAATTTGAATATTGATGAAAAATTAAGAATACTTAGTTTACATGAGACTGCAACCAAAAATCTATATTTGATAAAAGAACAAACAGTTCAAACAAAGTCATTAGAACCAAAAAAGTTTGTTTTACCAAATAACTCTTTTGGCGGAGGTAAGTATCTCAATTTTGACAGAGCAGCCGTTGATGGTGTTATAAATCAATTGAATCAATATCTAAAGGGGTACCCACAAAATCAAAAAATTAATGTTGAAGTAGAAGCTTCTGAATCTAAGGTTACAAACTATGATAGGGAAAAATTTCCTTCCACAGGTAATGCAGTAATTGACTATAGTGATGATAAAAAAATGCCTGCAGGTTCTTTATCTAAACTACGTGGAGAAACTTTGAAAAAATATCTTGAAACCAAATTACCCAAAAATGTTTCAATAACAATAAAAGATTTAGGTGCTCAGGGACCTGATTGGAAAATACCACAAGGAAAGACACCGTCTGAGGTTGCAAAATTAGCCAATGACCCGAAATATACACAGTATCAATATGTTTCTTTTAACATTGTTGGTAGTGGTGAGTCTCAAGAAGAAATTTGTGATTTAGGATTTTCTATCATTGTTGATTATAGAAAAGAATGGTGTAGAAAAGATGATGATAGTAAATGTCATAGATGTAACAATGCTGTATTCAGAATGTGGGCAAACGGTATACAGTTAACAACTAAAGATGGTGACGTGAATATCAATCTTAACAATGACATAGGTTCTGATAAAAGTGGACCTTCAGTTGTAGTTGAACTTGTTGTTAGTAAAGAACAGAAAAAACTAATTTTAGAAGAAAACCCTGAGGAAATTTTAATAACTTACGGTTGTGCATTAGAAGATTGTCACAGTGACCCAGCTCACGTAACAATTCTGAATAGTAAAGGTCAAGTTTTGTTACCTGGTACATTTCTAACTACAGGTAATGTTCGAATGTCAAATAAAAACGCCCCTGTAAAATTGCTCAAGTTAGATAAGTGCGGTAAGGTTATTTCAGTTGCAGGTCAAGAAGGAATGGAACCGGATATTATAAAACCGACTCCTAAAATAAAGAGGTATAAAATAGTTGATTATGGTAAAAGTTTATATGAACTTTATCAACTAATAGGTAGTGACGGTTTGATTCGTGTGCCTCAAGACAAAGCAGAATATTTCAAATATGTTATCAAACAAATAAATGGTAAAACATGGGATGAAGCCTTAGACGCTTTGGGTATTGAAGGATGGGCAAAAAGAGACTTCAAAAAATACTTAAAATCTTTACAAAGTGGTCAGTAGTAAACTGTTACACTTATTTCGCTCAAATTTTTTTTTCTATTTATTGAAATCATATATTCGGAGACTGGTAATCTATGTCTACCTGAAACAACTTTTTTATCTTTCATTTCTGTAACATTATCTGTGGAAACTTGAATGGAAAAATAATAATTTTTTCTACTTTGTATTTTATTTAGAGTTTTTTCAGAAATCCAAACTATGGAATCATTTTCAACGTCAAGTTCCTTCAAACAATCAACATAAAGAATTTTTTCAAATGCGGTCATTTTGTTGAAAACACTTTCATTCATTGGCCCAGAATATTTGAAATCCTGTGAAAAACTTTGGAGTGTTAATAAGATTACTATGAGACACAAATAAATTTTTTTCATAAAAAGTATTTGAGCAAATATAGGTTTTTTCTTTAAGAAAAAAAATTATTCTCTATATTTAAATGTAGATTTTAGTTTATCAGTCCCCAGTCTAAATGACTGTAGAGTATTCACGGATACAAAGGTATTGGTAACGTAGTCATAAGCTAATATAAAATTTAAAAAAATGAATTACGCAACACAAGTGGGCAAACCGACTGCGCACATTACAAAGAAAAAGTCCCGTCTAAAGGTCTATAATGGCCACATTGTCTTCTTAAATGATAAAGACAATTTTGAATTTGAAATTCACAATCCTAAACAAAAATCGGTTCTCTGTAAGATTAAATTAAATGGTGAATACATTTCCACAAGTGGTGTTGTATTAAGACCAGGTCAGAGAGTGTTTTTAGAACGTTTCCTTGACACCAATAATAAGTTTGAGTTCAGTACCTACAAAGTCAAAGATACCTCTGAAAACAGGTCTGCAATTGATTTAAATGGGGACGTATTAATTGAATTCTATGATGAACAAGAAGTAAGAAACAATTTTTTTGTTTTGAATAATAGAACAACATACGGTAGTGGATTAACTTATGGAGAAAGAAGTGGTGATTATATTCCAAAGTTTGGAACTACAATAAGTACAACAGGTGGTGTAGGATATAACACAACTACAACAACTTACAATACTTCAAATGCAAATTATACAAGTTCAGTAACAATGGACTCTTTTGGTGAATTTGAACCATCAAGTATTTTAAGAAGTAAGTCAAAGAAAAAATCAATTGAAACTGGTAGAATTGAAAAGGGTGAAAAATCAAATCAAACTTTTACCAATTCACACGAACAATTTAACTATTACACCACACACATAATCCAATTTAAGATTCAACCAACAAGTACAAAAAATATTAATGTTGAAGAAATAAGACAATATTGTACTGAATGTGGAACCAAGACAAAGAAGAATTATAAATTCTGTCCGTCTTGTGGAAACAAGTTATAAATAAAAAGGGTCCCGTGAGACCCTTTTTTTATTCTGACTTCAAACCTTGATTGAGAAGTCTTAACGCTTTTGAAAGTAATTCACTTTCTTGGAGTGTAAATAAATTTGAATTGTGACCATATTGGATGGCTTGCATTATATAAAAAAAAGATTGTTCAAAATTCATATTATCAATTAATGAATCAACATCCTCGGTTTTATAAATTGCAATACTTCCTAATAAAAATTTAATCGGTGTTTTTTCAGATTCCATAACAATATTTAAGATATTTATAATAGTATGAAAAAAAATCAAATAAATGAAGCCACAGGAAGTTCAAGTTCAGGAAAATTCAAGGTACCTATAGTTTTGGCACCCCAACTTTGGAAAGACAATGAACTTGGACCTTACACTGAACCTGTATATCATTATAAAAATGCTGAGTTAGCTTATGAAGAGGCTGATGGTGATTACAAAGAATCTCCTGAAGAAAGACACCGTAAAGAAGCTATGACAGATAAAGTGGCTGCAGTTGATAGATATTTAAAACAATTCTATATGTACCAAAATGATGATGAGGGAAGTAGTATTGGTGAATTGGAAACGGAACCTGGTGGAAAAATTGAAGAACAATTGATTAAAGAGGACTTGGCTGTTTGGTTTGGTACTAAGAAAAAGCCAAAAGGAAGTAAACAACCTAAAGGACCTTGGGTTAATATTTGTAGAAAAGTTAATGGAAAACATCCACCTTGTGGAAGACCTCAGGCGGAAGACAAAGGTTATCCGAAATGTAGAGCCGTGGGTGTTGCAGCTAAAATGTCTCCATCACAAAAAAGAGCCGCTTGTCAACAAAAGAGAAAAGCAGAAAAAACACATTCAAAATCTGGCACAGGTAACAAACCTAAGATGACACATTATGAACCAAAAAATGAAGGGATTAAAGAATTGATAAAAAAAGTTCTTAGAGAAAATTTTAATCAAGTTTCTTCAAAATAGTTTGTAATG